TAATCCAACATTCATGAATAAAACGAGGGCAATGCCCATGCATGCAAGTCAATACACGTCGTAACCCTTATTTGTATATCCCGCGCAAAAATTTTAATTATACTAGCACGAAAAAATTGAAAAAATTGCGGAAAACGGCAAATTTTTGCCATCAAACGCAACCAAAAAATATGCAGAATACGGTACAATAGGAGTGTCCCATGATAGGGCCTCCTATTCTTTTTTGTCCTAGCCTGCCCCCCCCCGGACCCGGGCGCTGCAACCGCCCTAGTCTGGGGTGGCGGGTGAGGAACAGCGGGGCGATGCAATCGCCTTGCAGCCATTGGAGTCCACTACTAGGGCGTGCGTTGTAATGCAAATTGAGTCAAATCCAGCATGATGCAAGTCCCCTCACTGAGGGGCGCGAGTTGTAATAAAACTAGGTATAATTCCATAAAGCCCCTCGCAGAGGGGCAAAACAGTATTTTTCGCAACTTTTACCGCCCAATTCCGGGCGGCGGGTATCTCTACCACATTACGGCTAGGCGGGTGGGTGGCCGTGGTAGAAAAATCTAGTATGAGAGGTGGTGGAAGTGTCGAATGAAAAGAATCTTATCCCAATGGCGGACCGAACCCCGGAAGAAGTCCGAGAGATGGCCCGCAAAGGCGGTAAAGCGTCCGGCATCGCCCGCCGCCGTAAAAAGTCGCTGAGAGAGGCCGCAGACCTGTTACTCTCCATGCCCGTCAAGGATAAAAAGACGAAAAATGCCATGACTAATATGGGCATTGACCCAGATGACGCAGATAACCAGATGGCAATGCTAGTGGGGTTAATGAAGGCAGGTCAGCTAGGTGATGCCAAAGCCGCAAAGCTAGTCTTTGACGCGCTGGGTGAAGAGGATAAGGGCGGAAACGATGTGGTCAAAATCATTGACGATATCCCTACACCCCCGGAGGAAGAAGTAGATGGAAAATGATGTAATCAGATACAACACCCGGGACGGGAGCGGAAACGAAATCGTCAAGGAAGTTGTACTCAAAAAATACAAGCCCTACCCCGTCGAGTGCGAGTGTCCCATCTGCAAAAGCAAATTACTACGGGCTACAAAATCAAAGACATCGTCTCCGCCAATTACACCGATTGGGAGTACGTTGGGGACTATGTTTGCGGGGACTGTGCGGACCTGTTTAGCCTGTATTTCTACAGCTACATCGTGGACCCTGACGGCATCCGGTTGCTCAATGTACGTGAGCTCAGGGATGCCCTCATCACCCCGCAAAAGCCCCCGTTCCTGTTCATCATCACGACTAGCAAAAAGAAGCATTTGTTCTACCGTGCTAGGTGGAATTACAGCAGCACCCGCTACTGCGTGAATCTGGAGGCGGAAACCATCTCCACCACACCGGAGCGCATGCGTACGCTGTTTGATTTTGTCGAGTGCCTGATGACGCTAGGGTGCAGCAAGACCGCGCTGAGTACCGGAGAAATCCAGTTTAACGTCGCTCAGATGGTTGGCGTCAAGGCATATCAATTCCTAGCCAACGAATTAGCACATTCGCGGGAAATCCAAATCCCGCTATATTGTGGACAAAAAAGAGAAATTACAGAGGAGGACGCAAGATGTATTATCAATTCGATACTGACAGCCTAGCCCACGCAAAGGCTGCGTTGCTGCTGTACGCTATGTACCGTAGCCGTCAGCCCAACAGCCCGCTGAACGGGCTGGAGACTTGGAGCCGGTTCCAGACGTTTGTCCGTGGGGCCTGCCTCAAGAGCAACACCACCGCCGCGTTTGCCCAAGAGTTCTGCCGCAAGGCAAAGATTGACAGCATCAGACCCCGTTACCTGAGCACCGGAGAGCCTGTGGTTATGCCGGACACTGGTGAGCTGATTAGCTCCAGCGCCGTGGCAGATTACCGCCTCGGGGTGTTGGAGGATGACAGCCTGATGACGCTGTACCGTAACGAGTCGCTGTACCTCATCATGCTGGTGAGGGAGCGGATTCAGAGGGAAAAGATGGGACTGGTAGAGATGGAAGGAGCTGAAGACGATGAAGATGCAGATTAAGTACAAAATGCTTGCCCCCGTATCCCACATCGGCGAGACTGCAAGCTCCGGCTCCTACTTCCAGACCATTTTGACCTCCGATGGCCGCGTGCCTGTCATCACGGGCAACAGCATTCGCGGTCAAATCCGGGACAGTATCGCCCTGCATCTGCTGGACCTGCTGGACGCCCGCGTTAACAAGGACACGTTCAACATCCTCTTTTCCGGCGGAAATTTGAACGGAACGATGAAGGACGATGTGGAAAAAGCTAAGGGCGTGCGTGCTCACTTCCCCTCCGTGTCCCTGCTGGGCGGCGGTCTGGGCGACATGATTATGTCCGGCAAGCTCATCGTGTCCTTTGCGTATCCGGTCTGTATGGAGACTGAGGATATCACTGATGTTCCCTCCATGCTGTCGTGGCACAACCTCATCGACGAAATCGAGTTTTCTCGTATGGATGACGGCAAAAAGGACACGTTGGCGGACTACATGACCGACGCGGACGCGGAAAAGACCGCTAAGGCGTCCACGCAAATGCGCTTCTCCGTCCAGTACATGGCTGCCGGGACTGAGTTCGTGCAAAACTTTCTCTTTCTGCCCGGGACCACTGAGCTGGAGCTGGGCGCATTCTACGCGGGCGTGGCTAAGTGGTTCGAGACCCCGCGCCTCGGAGGTATGAGCGCAAAGGGCTTTGGCTTGTTCGACGCTGAGCTGGATGACGCTATCAGCGTTCACAACGCCGTTGTGACCATTTCTGACACGGCTAGAGCTTACATCTCCAAGTATGAAGAGTTCGTCCGCAATGAGGGCACGGAATACTTCAGCCTGTTCGATACTAGCGCAAAGAAGGGGAAGAAAAATGGCAAAGAGTCCGACAACCCCGATTAAGGTCACCGCCCACCTTGTGGATGGGCGTATCAACAGCGCGGACGGCATCCTGATGCTGGACAGTATCTTGTACCACGCATGGTTCTACAAGCACGCCCCACAAGTCATGGAGGGCGTGCATAAGGACAACTACTCCGGGCACATGGGGCTCCCGCTCCGGCAGCTCCCCGGTGGTCGGTACGCCGCAAGCCGTGGTGTGTATGCAGAGGCAGGCAACACCGTCGAGTACATCAATAAGCGCCCGGACTTTTTCGCTGCTGACAAAATTGACCACCTCGACGCTGACAAGGGCATCATAAACAGCAGCGTGGGCAAGTACCGCTCTTACCGTATGCCGCACGTCATCCGTACAGCACAGGGCAGCACAGTGACATTCTGGGCGCTAGGCCACCGCGATGAGGTGCAAGAGCTGCTCGATGTCATGCCCGGACTGGGTAAAAAAGTAGTCGATGGCTACGGTCTAGTCGAACGGTGGGAAGTCGAGGACTGCGAGGAAGATTACAGCCTGTGGCATCCCGAGTATGGTCTGATGAGACCCGTCGAGGTAGGCAGTGATGAGGCTAAGACGCTCGACCTGTCAGGGTATCCCGTCATGCAGTACGGCGTCAAGCCCCCTTACTGGAAGGCCCGCAATATGCGGCTGTGTTACGTCCCTGTGGTGAGTAAGGCATGACATTTGATGAGTTCATTAACATCGGCCGCGTCCGGTCCAAGATGCCGGCCTACAAAGCCAAAAAGCAGAAAGCCATTGAACTGAGCTGCGAGCTGCTGGAACAGTGTGAGGCTCCGTACCTCGCACTGTCCGGCGGTAAAGACAGTGTAGCGATGGCGTTCATCGTGGATGAGGCTGCTAAGCAATGCGGCAAACAGTTCCGGCTGTGGGCGCACGTGTCGGATGCCTCATTCCCCGGCACTATCGAGACCTGTCAGGCTGTTGCTGACAGGCTCAGCCGCCCGCTCGACATCTACGAGAGCACGGACGCACTAGCCCACATGTCAGCCCCCAAAAAGCAGGCGTTTGGTAAGCAGGGTATCTTTTTTGATTCCATCCGGTCCTACGCCGCTGATAAGGATTTGAGCTTTGTGGGTGTACGGGCTTCCGAGTCCAAGCGCCGTATGCGGGCCGCCAAAGTCCACGGACAGACGTTCCGCAGCAAGAGCATGGGAGATGTGACCGTGTGCCACCCCATCCTCTGGTTCCGCTTGGAGGACGTTGCGGCGGCTCTGTGGGAGTACGATGCCCCCATCCATCCGATTTATCGCAAAATGCAGCTAGACACCTATATGAACGGCTTCCACGAAGATTCGTTCATCCGGCTAGGGTACATTACCTCCAAGGATTTGCTGAACAAAGGCACGGCGGTATTTTTGAAAGTCAATTACCCTGATAAATTTAACGAACTCGCACAGGTTTGGCCTGAAATACAGGCGTGGACCTAGGAAAGAAAGGTGGGGAAATGAATGGATGTCAGACTGAGCAACATCATTTCCCCTGCCTTCTATGGTTCGTACCACGCCATTAAGTCCGGCGCCATCAATGAGTTGGTGGAAAAGGGCGGGCGCGGAAGCTGCAAATCTTCCTCCATCTCGCTGGAAATCGTTCTCTTAATTCTGAAAAATCCGTCAATCCACGCCTGCGTGTTCCGCAAGTACGCCAACACATTACGCTCTAGCGTGTACGCGCAAATAGTGTGGGCGATTGCTCAGCTGGGATTGACCGACAAGTTCCGCTGCACGGTGAGCCCGATGGAATGCACATACATCCCTACAGGGCAAAAAATCATGTTCTTTGGCATGGATGACCCGGGAAAAGTAAAGTCCATCAAAGTGCCATTTGGCTACATTGGTATTGACTGGTTCGAGGAATTGGACCAATTCGACGGACCGGAGCAAATCCGCAACGTGGAGCAATCCACACTGCGCGGCGGCTCGTTCAGCTTTACATTCAAGAGCTTCAACCCGCCGGCGATGGCTCGTAACTGGGCAAATCAATATGTGCGTGAGCACAAGCCCGGTCAACTGGTACACCACAGCACCTATCTGACCACTCCAGAGGATTGGCTGGGTCCGCGTTTCATCGCGGATGCTGAGCACCTGAAGAACACAAATCCTACAGGCTATCGCCACGAATACCTCGGAGAGGTCGTGGGTTCCGGCACACAGGTGTTCGAGAATTTGCAGCTCCGCGCCATTACAGACAATGAGGTAAAGCAATTCGACCGTATCTATAACGGCGTGGACTGGGGCTTCTTTCCCGATATTTTCGCATGGAATCGAATGCACTATGACGCGGCTAGGCGGACGCTCTACATCTACGATGAAGTTTCCCTACTGCGGGCAAGTAACCGGAAGAGTGCGGACGCTATCATCGCCAAAGGCGTAACGGGAAATGACCTGATTATCGCGGACAGCGCAGAGCCCAAAAGTATCAGCGACTATTGCAGTTACGGGCTCCGGTGTCGCGGCGTCAAAAAAGGACCCGGCAGCGTCGAATATCGTATGAAGTGGCTGCAAACCGTCGATTGCATCGTCATCGACCCACAGCGTTGCCCGGATACGGCGAAGGAATTTGCGGAGTACGAATATGAACGGGACCCCAAGACCGGAGAGGTTATAGAGGGCTATCCAGACGCCGCAAACCACCACATCGACAGCGTGTCTTACGGATGTTACCCAATTTGGAAACGGAGGGGAAAGTGATGAGCAAAATAAAAAAGTGGCTCTACGACCGCTTCCTCCCCGCGTGGTGCCGTGATGACCTGCTCCGTCAAAATGAGCTGTTGGCCGCCCAGTGCAAAGCCCAGCAGCGCGAAATTGAGCGCCTGCGTGCCTACATCGAGGGCGTGCAGGCCGCATCCCGCCGTAATCAGCCCCGCATTACCATCAACTGTAAGGAGGTGTCCAAACCGTGAGTATTTTCTCCGCCCTGTTTGAGCAGGGAAAAGTTTATAACTTTGAGCAGGCTTTCGGCGTGAAGGACATCACCTCCGCAGCGATGCAGGCGGCAATCAAAGACTGGGCACTGCTGTACTATCAGACGGAGCCCACGAAGGATGAAGACCCCTGCCAACGCATCCCTGTCACGGTGGTCTCCAAGCTGTCCAAGACCGTGTTCTCCGAGTATGAAGCCCGCCCTGCACGGGACGGGAATGAGTACATCGATGCCATCCTGAACGCTCTGGACGCCATCAAGGGCAAAGCAATGCAGCAGGCGCTCATCGGCGGGCAGTGCTACCTCAAGCCCATCTTTGGCGCCGCTGGATTGTGCTTTGCGGTCATCGCTCGCGGCAATTACATCCCTCTCGGACGCGATGAGCGCGATGTTATAACGGACGTGGGCACGGCAGAGCGTACCGTGCAGGGTAAGACCTATTACACCCTGCTGGAGCGCCGCAGAGTGGATGCACAGAGCAATCTTGTCATCGAGTCCCGGCTGTACAGCTCCACCGTGGAGCAGACGTTGGGCACTGAGGTGCCGCTGGATACGCTGGACAAGTATGCCGCGCTGGTCCCTGAGCTGGTTCTGCCGGGTGTTGGCTCCGTGGGGCTCATCCCGGTCCGTGCGCCGCAGGAAAACACAGTTGACGGCAGCCCTGACGCCGTGAGCGTCTATGCTCCCGCAGTCGGGCTCATTCACAACATCAACCGCAATGAGGCGCAAATCAACAGAGAGTTTAGCAACGCCCGGAGCCGCGTCATCGCCTCCGCTGATATGCTCAAGACAGGGACAGACGGGCGCAAGATGTTGCAGGATGATTTGTTCGTGGCTGTCGATGAGGACCCGTCTGACGTTGGCATCACGATTTTCTCCCCCACCATCCGGGAGGCGTCCTTCCTCGCACGGAAGACAGAGTACCTCCGCAACGTGGAGAGCCTCATCGGTCTGAAGCGCGGCCTGCTGTCAGAAGTGGAGGCCGCCGAAAAGACTGCCACCGAAATCACATCCAGCGCCGGAGACTACAACCTGACCATCATTGATTTTCAGCGGATGTGGGAAACCGCCGTGCGGGAAGCTCTCCGCGTGTGCGGCATCCTCGGACGGCTATACAAGATATATAGTGGTTCTGAAATTGATGTAACACAAGATGTTGCTATCAGTTGGGGCAACGGTATCCTGTATGACGAAGATAAGACGTGGGAGGACTACAAAGACATGGTTGCCCGTGGGCTTATCAAGCCGGAAATTGCCGTGGGTTGGCGCTTCGATATGCCCACGGAGACAGAGGCGGACCTAGCTGCCATCCGTGCAAAGTATATGCCGGAGCTGGAACAGTTGGCTGGTGATGAGTAATGCTTACCCCTGAACAGATTGCGGGCCTCCAAATCGCGGCAGGGCGTATCGCAGACCCCATCAATGATTACCTGCTGCGGGACATCGCCCGCCGCATTCAGGACGCCGGAGAGCTCACTAGCACAGCCGCCTATGAGCTGTACCGCTCCAAGCTGCTAGGCTCTGATATGCGGCAAATCAAGGCAAAGCTCGCAAAGCTGCTGGGCACCACTCAGCAGGACGCCGCACAGTTGATTATGGACGCAGCCAAACACGGTTACGACCTCCAACAGCTGCCGGGGCTTATCCCATTCGAGCGCAACACGGCGGTGCAGCAAATCGTACAGGCCGCCGTGGAATTGGTCGGAGAAGAGCTCTACAACATCACGCAGACAGAAGCCATCTTGATGTATGACCCCTATGGCAATCCCTGCCCGCTGTCGGATGTCTACGTGCGCTGTACAGATTTCGCCTTCAAACAGGTGTTCACGGGCGCGGCTAGTTATACCACAGCAATCGAGCGGGCCTGCAATGGCATCGTTCAGCACGGTGTTGGCGTGTCCTATGCGAGTGGTGTACATACCTCACTAGAGGCCGCCGTACGCCGCAATATCATGGGCGGTCTGGGCTTGATGGTCGAAAAAATCACCCAGCACAACCATGACGCGCTAGGCTGCAACGGATGGGAAATCTCCGCCCACGCAAACAGTGCCCCGGACCATGAACCGATACAGGGCAGGCAGTACAGCGACGCCGAATATGAAGCACTGAACAACAGCCTAGTCCGGCGTATTGGCACTCTGAACTGTGGGCACACCGCAAGCCCCATCATCATGGGAGTCAACAGTCCGCAGTACACGCCCGAGCAGTTGGAGAAGCTGCGGCAGGATAATGAGAAGGGCGTGACTGTGGACGGCAGGCACTACACGGGCTATCAGGCCACCCAGATGCAGCGCAAGCTAGAGCGGGCTATCCGCAAGCAGAAGCGCCGCATTACTATGGCAGCCCCGGAAGATGCGGATGCGGCCGCCTCTAAATTGGAGATTTTGAAACAGAAATACACTGGATTTTCCCGCTCCGCGCACCTGCGAACGGAAAGCGAACGGTTGTCCGTGAGCGGTTTTAAAATCAAGAAATAATTGCCCCGCCCGGGCGTAATCAAGGGCAACCGCAGGGGATGCGACCCCCGTACAGCAAAGCGTAGCGGAGAAGGGAGAAGAAGAACATGAAGCGCGAATTCCTTGAAAACCTGAAGGTCGGTGAGACTCCCTTGACGAAGGAACTTATCGACACCATCATGGCGGAGAATGGCCGTGATATCGAGGCCGCAAAGAAGCCCTACGCGGACTATGACGCCGTGAAGGAACAGCTCAAGACCGCTCAGGACGGTCTGAAGGCGTTCGAGGGCGTGGACGTGAAGGAGCTGCAGGGCAAAATTACGGAGCTGAACACTCAGCTGTCCGACAAAGACAAGGAGTGGCAGGGCAAGCTGGATGCTATGGCGTTCGACAGCCGCGTGAAGGATGCCATCACCGCCGCCAAGGGCCGTAATGCCAAGGCTATTTCCGCGCTGCTGGACATGGACAAGCTGCGGCAGTCCAAGAATCAGGACGCAGACCTGAAGGCCGAACTGGAGGCGCTGAAGAAGGATAACGCCTATCTGTTCGAGGATGACACTACCCTGCCTCCCTATGCGGGTGGTACGGGCAACACGCCTCCGGCTGGTAATGGCTTCGACTTCAACTTCACTGGTATCAGAGCAAAACCTGTCGAAAAGTAACCAAATCACCGAAAGAAGGAGAATGAACTATGCCTAATGCACTGAATTACGCGCAGTCTTATCAGGCCGCACTGGCGCAGGCGTATCCCTACGTTCTGCACTTCGCGGCGCTGCGTAGCACCGAAAACGACGGCCGCTATAAGTGGACGGGCGCAAAGACCATCGAGATTCCATCCCTGAGCACCACCGGGCGCGTGGATGGCAGCCGTGACACCATCGGCACCGCCTCCCGCAACTATGACAATGCGTGGGAGCCCAAGACCCTGACCAATCACCGCAAGTGGAGCACTCTGGTCCACCCCATGGATGTCGATGAGACCAACAACGCCGCCTCTATCCAGAACATCACTAAGGTGTTCAATGAGACGGAAAAGTTCCCCGAGATGGACGCCTATCTGGTTTCCAAGGTATTCACCGACTGGAAGACCGCAAGCGGCACCCCTGACACGGATGAGCTGACCGTGGACAACATCCTGAGCAAGTTCGACGCTTGGATGGAAGCCATGGATGAGGCGAACGTCCCCACTACGGGCCGCCTGCTGTATCTGACTCCCGCCACCAGCACCCTGCTGAAGCAGGCCGTCGAGAAGTACCGCAACATCCAGAACGGTGATTCTTCCATCAAGCGGGCGGTCGAGAACGTGGACAACGTCCAAATCGAGAAGGTCCCCTCCGCTCTGATGAAGACCGTCTACGACTTCACCGAGGGCTGGAAGGCTGGTGTGAGCGCAAAGCAGATTCATGCTCTGCTGATTCACCCCTCTGCCGTTATCACCCCCGAGAAGTACGTTTTCGCCCAGCTGGAGGCTCCCTCTGCGCTGTCCGAGGGTAAGTACGTCTACTTCGAGGAGTCCTATGATGATGTGTTCGTTCTGAACAAGCGTAAGGACGCCATCATGTTCAACGTCGAAGCCTGAGAAGGGAGAGCGAAATGAATAGACTGTTGCAGAAGGCAAATCGTCAGCTCCGGGTGTCCGATGACGCCCGGGCGGACGAACTCATCAAGTCCGGCTATGTCGAGCTGAACCCTGATACGGGAAAGCCCCTGAAGGCCGCAGACCCCGAGAAGGACATCAAAAAGGAGAACGCCGCCTTGAAGAAGGAAAACAAGGCTCTCCAAGAGCAGGTGGCCGCCCTGACTGAAAAGCTGGGCACCGCTGAGAAGAACCAGTAAGGAGGGGCGCCGCTATGGTGAGCTATGAGGAATATATCACGGTCTATCACGGCGGCGCCATCTCTGCCGATGGATGGGCTGGGCTGGAGGCACGCGCTGCTGACCAGCTCCGGCTCTACCAGCGCCGCTACACGGTCACTGCCCCGGACAGCACCGCCGAAACTATGGCAGTCTGTGCCATGGCGGAGGCACTGCACAACATCGACGTCGTAGCAAATGGCGATGCGGTGCAGTCTGTGGCGGTGGGCTCTGTGTCGGTTGGCTATGGCAGCGCTGTGGCGTCTGCTGTGGATGTGTCCGAGCGTGGGCAGGCTAAGGCGCTGTACCGTGCTGCGAGCCTGTATCTGGACATCTACAGGGGGTGCGGCTGATGTTGGCTCTCAAGCGGCGCAGCGGCCCAGATTACCGCCTGTGCAGCCAAACCGTGACCGTGTACCATTGGGACGGAGCCACGACCTACACCCGCAAAGTAATCCACAACGCTTTTCTCGATTTCAAGAAAACGCAGAACGTGGATAAAACGGGCAGTGCAGAGGCGAACAGCTTTTTGCTGGTTATCCCCGGCGCTGTGGTGCCCGTTGCTGTGGGTGATAAGGTCATGCAGGGAGAGGGACCGGAAATCACCACGCGGGGAGCGTGGGCGGCATTCATCCCGGCGAAGGTGCCCGGTTTGGTGGTCGTGAAGTACGTGGACCCGAAATACTACCACGGCAGCGTGGTACATACGGAGGCGGGCGGATGATTGTCGAGACCAAATTGGACGTAGACATCAAGCCCGTGGAAGCCATCCTCCAAAGCAAGGGGCTGACTATCTCCGGCGATGTCCAGCAATTCCACACCCAGAACGTGCTCCGGCGTATCGTGAAATATATGCCGTACCGCACGGGCGCTACCATCAAAATCATGCAGGCGCAGAGTCCCGTGAAGCTGCCGTATATCAATTTGGCAACTCCATACGCCCGTTACCTGCACGAAGGCAAGGTAATGGTCAACGCCGCCACAGGAAACGGGCCTCCCGTGATTCCTCACGTTGGTCCCCGTTGGCGGCGCGGCACTCAGCTGAAGGCTATAGACCGCCCGCTGAAGTACACCACCACGAAGAACCCGGAAGCGGGCCCTCGATGGGGCGAACGGCTCAAAGCGGCAGAGCATGACGCTATGCTGAACGACCTGAAAGACTATGTGAAATGGAGGGATGGAAAGTGAATACACTAGACACCCTCCGCGCATGGCTCCAGACCTACCCCAACTTCTCCGCTCTAGCAAATTTCCAAGTAGACTACACGGACAAGCTCCCCGGCTCCGCTGGTGTGTTCCCGGATGGTCTGGTGGAAATCAAACGGAGCCGGGACATCATGGGCAATGTCACCGTGACCAATCAGTGCAATTTTGGACTGTATTGCGTGTTCACGAAGGCTCCCGGTGATGACGCTGGAGCCTCCGTCAATGCGGATTGGGTAGCGGATTTTCAGCTGTGGGTGCAGGAACAATCTGTACGGAAGCTGACGCCTGCGTTCGGCGATGACCGGAATAAGGAACGCATCACAGCCCAGAACGGCGTATTGTACGCCGCAGACGGAGAAGGCACCGCCATGTATATGGTGCAGCTCTCTGTCCAATACATCAAGAAATACAGGAAGGGAGATATTGAAAATGCCTGAAGTGACGTTCAACACCGTGGAAGGTCAGACCATCGAGCGCGAGCTGCTCATTGCCTGCCTGAACACGGGCACCTCTGCCACGTCCCCCGTCTGGAGCCCTCTGGGCACTCGCGTGGAAGACTCTTCCATGGAATATGACTGGAACGACGAAAGCAAGAAGGACATCCGTGGCGTGACCCGGAACAAGATGCAGAAGCCCAAAATCACCCAGAGCTTCGACCCGTCTGAACTGGACAAGGGTGAGCCCGCTCTGGTGAAGATTTGGAATCTGGCTGTGAAGGAGCAGAACGCTGCTGCTCTGGCGGCTCAGGATGTGCTGGTGGTCCATGCCTACGCAGGCACCGCAGGCACTGCCGTGTTTGCAGAGCGCTACTCTGCCTGCATGGTGAAGCCCACCGGACTGGGTGGCAGCACGGAAGTGGATATGCCCTACGAAATTACTTACGGCGGCACTCGCACCACGGGCACCGCTGCCATCGCCTCGGACGGTACTATCACCTTCAAGGCTGACGGCGAAGAGTAAGACGGCGGAAGGAGGCTATATCAATGCAGGAACTGAATTTTGCGACCGGGCGCGTCCGTTACAAGGTCAACGGTGATTCGGAAATCGAATTCAACCCGACTGATACGGAGTTCTCCCGCCGGGTGCTGAACATCTTCCGGGACCTCGCAGACAAGCAGGAAGCCTACGCCAAAGCCCTCTCCGCCGATGAGCCGGACATGATGAAGGCGCTGGATGACCCGGAAGCCGCAAAGCAGGCTGTAGCGCAGGCCGATGCCGTGCTGGATACCGTTGCCCAGATGGACAAGGATATGCGGGCGGCTATCGACGGCGCGTTCCAGTCTCCCGGCACGGCGGACGCTGTGTTCGGCAGCACGTCGCTGTATGCCTATGCGGATGGTCTGCCCCTGTGGGCGAACTTCCTGATGGCAGTCATCGACGAAATGCCCGCAAGCGCAGAAAAGCAGGCAAAGCTGACCGACCCCCGCCTGCGGAAGTACGTGGGCAAGTACAGCGCAAAATATCGGAAGTAAATCGGAGGGCAGCATGGAATACGGTCTACCTACAAAAATGGAAATCGGCGGTGCGGTGTACGACATCCGCACTGACTTCCGGGTAGCGCTGGACATCCATGCTGCCCTCAATGATATGGATTTGGAGCCTGATGTGCGGGCGTATGAGGTCCTGCATATCTTCTACCCGGAGGCTGACGCCATCCCGGAAGAGTACCAGCAGGAAGCTGTGGACAAGTGCCTTGAATTCCTTCAAGGCGGTCGTATGCAGCCTGCGTCGGGGCAGAAAGAGCCCCGGCTGGTTGATTGGGAGCAGGACTATCCGCTCATCGTTGCCCCTGTCAATCGCGTCATGGGGCAGGAAGTGCGGGCACTGGAGTATCTGCACTGGTGGACGTTCCTGAACGCCTACTACGAAATTGGCGATTGCTTCTTTGCTCAAATCGTGTCCTTGCGGGACAAATTGAGTAAAGGGAAACAGCTTGACAAGACAGACCGGGAATTTTACAGAAAAAACAGAACGCTAGTCGATATTAAACGGGCGGTCAGCCATGAAGAACAGGAAACCCTGAACGCATGGCTGCACCCGATGAAGGGAGGAACAGACGATGCCGAATGCTGATGGATATATCACCTACAGCACGAAACTGGATAATACGGAGCTGGAGGCAGACCTGAAGCGGTCGAAGAAAAGCATCGCTGACCTCCAGAAAGAAATCGAAAAGACCGCTAATAAGCGTCTCCCTCTGGAAGAGAACTTTTGGGAACTGAGCGTGAAGCTGGACAAGGCGCAGGCAAAACTCGCAGAGCTGGATGCTGGAGCGGGCACTGCAAGACAGTTGGAGGCTGCTCAGGACAAGGTAGACGGGCTCCAGATGCGATTTGATAAGGCCGCTGATAAATTGGAGCGGTCCGATGTCTACGCCGCCACGCTCCAGAAGAATCTGGAGGGTGCCAAAATACAGGCGGCTGGACTGGAGCAGCAGTTGGCAAAGAAGCAGAACCTTCAGCCGCTGAACGATGCCGTGGATGGCGTCGAGAAGAAGCTGATGAAGTTCGGGAAACGCATGACCACCATGTTCCGTAAGGTGTTCATGTTCTCCATGCTGTTGGCGGCGTTCCGTTCTGTGCGGTCGTGGTTCGGGCAAATCATCAAAACCAATGATGAGGCAGTGGCTGCCATCGCACGGCTGAAGGGCGCTATGCTGACCATGGCGCAGCCCATCGTAGAGGTGGCAGTCCCGGCATTTATCAAGCTGGTGAATGTGCTCACCATGGTCGTGCAGGTGTTGGCAAACGCCACCGGCCTGCTGTTCGGCAAGCGCCTACAGGACAGCGCAGCCAACGCAAAGGCGCTCGATAAAGAGCGCAAGGCTATCTCCGGCGTGGGCTCTGCCGCAAAGAAGGCAACGGGCTTCCTTGCTTCCTTCGATGAAGTAAATCAGGTGCAGGATGATTCCAGCTCCGGCAGCGGAGCGTCTTCCTCCGGCATCGACGCTGATTTCAGCAGCTTTGACCCAAGCAATATCCAGAGCAATCTCGACAAGCTCACGGCGATTCTGGGCGGGGCTCTCTTTGCTGTCGGTGCCATTCTAGCGTTCAGTGGCGTGAACGTCCCTCTGGGTATCACTCTTATGGCGCTGGGCGCCGCCATCCTCTACAAAGAGGCAGCGCAGAATTGGGACAAACTCCCGCAGCAGGTACGGGAAGCCATCTCCGGCGTGCTCACGCTAGTGGGCATCGTAGCCCTCACTGTGGGCCTGTGCCTCGCACTGTCAGGCGTAAATATCTCTCTGGGTCTCGGATTGGTAGCCCTCGGAGCCGCCTCCATCGTTGCCGCCGCTGCCCTGAATTGGGATGAGCTGGGCAATACGATGGTGCAGAAATTGGCACAAATCGGCGTATTTATCGGACCTTGCATCGCCGTTGTAGGCGTGTTCCTTCTGATTACCGGCCATTTCCCGCTAGGCGTTGCGATGATTATTGCAGGCGCCGCCATTTTCGGTGTATCCGAAGTCGTCCTGAATTGGGACGCACTGGGCAACACGGTCACGGAGAAGCTGGGCAACATCGCCATCATCGTAGGCGGGCTGTTGGCCGTCGTGGGCGTGATTCTTATGCTCACGGGCATCGGCTTCGGCATTGGTTTGGCGATGGTCGTTGCGGGTTGTGCGCTGTTTGTCGGTGGCTCCATCGCCGCCCAGTGGGATAGCGTGCCCAATACCGTCAGCGCAAAGCTGGCTCTCATCCTGAAGGTGGTGGGCGGCTTTTTGGCCGTGCTGGGCATTGTCCTGATGTTGACTGGTATCGCGTTCCCGCTGGGTCTGGGGCTGCTGATTGCAGGTGCGGGTCTGCTGGGCGCATCTGCCGTGACAGCCAACTGGAATTTCATCTCTGACAAGGTGAAATCCTGCTGGACAGCCGTGAAGCAATACTACAACAGCAATATCAAGCAGTACCTGTCCTTCAACTACTGGAAGAATAAGGCTGGAAACATCATCAACGGCCTTGTGAGCGGTATCAAGAACGGGCTGGGCTCCATCAAGAACGCCATCACGGGCACGGTCAGCAGCGCATGGGGCAGCGTCAAATCTGTATTTACGGGACGTGCTGCTGCGCGGTCCGTACAGGCCACCCCTGCACGGGTCTACCCGGAAGACGTCCCGGCGCTCGCAAAGGGTGCTGTTATCCCGGCAAACCGTAAATTCATGGCAGTGCTGGGTGACCAGACCAACGGCAACAATTTGGAAGCGCCGGAGAGCCTCATCCGCAAAATCGTGCGGGAGGAATCCGACGGCGCTGACAGTCAGACCGTGGCGCTGTTGCAAGCTATCCTTGCGGCAGTGCAGGATGGGAAGGTGCTGATGGTGGACAAGCGCGTGCTGGGCAAAGTAGCTGCGGCAGCTATGGGCAATGCGTCCCGTACGTCCGGCGCGGCAGTCATTCCGCTGTAAGGGAGGGGTAAGTACATGACGGCGTGTTTTATCGTGGACACTAGCAAAGACTTCTCCTACCTTGTGGCGGAAGGCGGCATCGTGTGGAGCCGGAACGACATCGACAGCAAGCTCACGAAGCGGAGCAACCTAACTGCAAAGATGTACCGCAAGCGGCTTGCCATCAAGCGCAAACTGCAAATCACCTGCCTGAGAATGACCCTTGCGGAGTGCCACGCACTCAATCAAGCCATCTGCCCGGAGACCATCCGCGTGACATTTTTGGACCCGCTGGAGGGCGCCGTTGTGACCAAGCAGTTCTACGGAAGTAGCATTGAGTGCGCCACGCAGGTATCCGAGGGAGATGAGACCTATTTCGACGGCGTGAGCTTCTCCCTGATTGAAATGTAAGGACTGTAAAGGAGTATCACTATGCAGACTACAAGCGCCCTCCACAAGTCCATATTTGCCGATTTTGCCACCTGTCAGATGGAGTACAAGGCCGTTATCGACGGCGTGGAGTACAGCAAAGATGACATTGAAGCTATCTCCACGCCTGTCGAGCTGTATCCCGCTTCCGGCTCTGCCATCGGGCGGTGCGTGGCGCGGGAAATCGACCTGACCATCTGGGCGAAGTCCGGCGTGACCATTCCCCGGGCTGCCGAAATCAAGGTCTACGTGCGGCTGGTACAGGTGGATGGGAGCGGCTCTGTGGTGGCTGCTGCGGAGTGGCTGCCCAAGGGCGTTTACTATATCGACACGCGGGAGCCGGACACCTTTGGAGAGACCATCGCCCTGCATGGCTATGACGTGCTCTACGCCCGCGCCCGTACCAAATTCCAACAGGACGGCAATGCAGGCGAATGGCCCAGAAAAATGCAGGTGGTTGTTGCAGAAATTGCAACACGGCTGGGCGTGGAGGTAGACACCAGAACAGAGCTGAACAGCTCCTATCTGTGTGAGTACCCCAACGACCTGACCATGTGGGAGGTGCTCGCATACATCGCAGCGGCGCACGGCGGCAACTGGATGACCACCGACACAGGGGCGCTCCGGCTTGTCCCGTACGGGCTTGGGGAGTCCGTGGCAGACATTGGGCAAGAGATGATTGATTGGTCCAGTCAGCCCAGTTTCGACCCGTACAGCCGGGTCACGGTCTGGTGGGATGATGAGCACGCCTACACCGCCGGGGATGATACCGGGCGCACGTTGGAGGTAGATTGTCCGTGGGCAACGCAGGCGATGGCAGATAACCTGCTTGCGGCGCTGGGTGGGTATGCCTACCAGCCCTATGAGGCAACGGAGGCAGTCGTGGACCCTGCCGTGGAGGTGGGAGACTCCATCACGGCCAACGGTATCACGTCCGTCATCGGCTCCTACGACCTGCAATACGATGCCCTCCAGATGTCCACTATCTCCGCCCCGGGAGACCGGGACGAAGACCATGAACTGGGCGATTATCAGGGCTCTACCAGCCGGGAGCTTGCCCGGAAGGTGACTCTGGGCGCCTACTATTACGGCGCATCCATCACCCGCGAGCGGGGCTTGCTCATCCAGAAAACGAACGGCGAAAACGTAGCGGGTGAAGTGCTGCTGAACTCTGACGTGTTTGCGATGCGGGCGCTCATTGACGGAATCATGCAGGACTGTATCTACTTTGACACCGCACAGGGGCGCTACCGTTTGGCGGGCAACGTCATCATCGACGGCGGGCTCACCGTGGATACACTCTACGCGGAGCAGGGCGATATTGCACAACTGACCGTAGACTGGTTGGACACGTCCCACAAAATCAAGAGATATCTTAATGGGGATACCTCAGACGATAATCACATCATCATCCACGACCAAACGCTCCAATTTGCCACGGCTTTTGTGGTCAAGGACAGTTCTGGGGAGCCGCTGACGGAACAGCTCTGCAACCGCTACGGCGTGCCCCTGTATTGGCAGGAAGACATCTCCGGGGCAACTATCCAAGACGGCTATCCCTACATTGACGGGGCGCAGGTGATGACCACCACCGATGCAACGGATTATCCCGTGATGGTCTATCAGTACAATGTCTACACCAAACGGGAAATCACCTTTGATGATTCGGAAGCAAAAATCCCGCTCGACACCTACGGCGCAGGCTACGGCTCTGCCGATGACCCGGACCGGGGCAAGGGCTACATCCAGAAGACCACCAACAGCTTTGACCTGTGGCTGCTGAACTCCAAAGGGGAGAAAATCGGAGCATTCTTTGGGGACCAATACGCGGACATCGTGGGCCTGCGGAAGACCAAATCGCTGGACTTTTCCGGCTGGGCTGCTGGTGCGTTTGCTGAGACCCTAGACGGGCAGGACGGAGCCGTGAACTACGGCGTGGAATTTGACAGCGCAGGCCGTCCGGTCAAAATCACAGACGGCGATGGACATGAAACGACTATCAAATGGTGAGGGGGTGTGCTAGGTGACTTATGATGAAAACAGTTTTCTGGCTGGTGTCTCCGTGGGGCGCACACTCAAGGGCTGGGCATCTGCGGGGAGCGGTGGCGGCAGCGTTATAACGGATTCCATCACCCCGCTGCTGGAAGGCACTATCATCGAAATCAGCAGCCCAGCCGGAAAGGTTGTGGACTACGCCTGCTATAACCGTGAAAACCTGCGGAGCGTAACCCTCCCCAACGCAGGAGCTATCGGCAAAAGCGCGTTTTCCGGTTGCACGGCGCTGGAGACATTTGTCGCTCCGGCGGTATCTTCCATTGGAGAATCGGCCTTCTATGTAACATCGGCTCTAGGTGAGGTAGATTTCCCAAAACTCACGAATCTAGGGGGCTCCGCTTTCGCTTCGAGCGGCATACGGGGCTTCGGGGCTGCGAAGCTCCTAACCGTGCCCTCCCGTGCATTTGACGCATCCACCTCGCTGGAGACGGTATCCATCCCGGCGGCAACGCTGGTGGAGACTTATGCCTTCAATGGCTGTACGGCACTGAAGGAAGCGGTGCTCTCAGGCGTGAAGCGTCTGGGCACACATTGCTTTGATGGGTGCGAGTCGCTCCAACAGGTGGATTTGAAGAGCATGGACGAAATCCCTACCGGGTATCGGGTCGGATTCATCCCGTCATATGCATTCCAAAATTGTAAGACATTGGGAAAAGTTGATGTTGGGAAAGGCGTCGCAAGCCTTATGACGTATGCGTTCTTCGGTTGCGCGGCGCTCGAAACCCTGATTTTGAGGGCCGAACAGGTTGCGGAGTTGGGAACTCTTGCGCTGTCGGGGACAGGAATTGCAAAGGGCACGGGCTATGTCTACGTCCCGGAGACAGTGAAAGACGGCTACAAATCCAACTCTAAATGGGCTACATACGCTGCCCAAATCCGGGCAATCGAAGACTATCCCGCCATTTGCGGATGATGGAGGTGAAGGAGAATGATTGAAATTCAGGCCGTGCCGGGGAAGCCTATCCACATCGGCAGACGGGGCGAAAACAAGGCACGGCGTATCACGTTTGGGCTGTCGGAATTCTCCCGGGTATACGGCGCCGGCACTGTATCCATTACCGTCCAGCGTCCCGGAGATGGAGCTATCTACCCTCTTGTGGACGGGCTGGACGGCGATGCGTACGTGTGGGAGGTGTCCAGTACCGACACGGCCTACTCTGGTGAGGGTAAGGTCGAGTTGGTCTACAAGGTGGGCGATGTGGTTGCCAAGTCCGAGGTATGGCAGACCTACACCAGCCCCGCCATTGATGACCCGACCGACCCGCCTGCGCCTGTGCCTGACTGGGTGCAGGGCGTACTGGAGGCGGAAGCAGCCGCACAGAATGCCGCAGCCAATGCGGAGCAATCGGCAGGCAGGGCGGAGGAAGCCGCCCGCCGTGCAGAAATGGCGTCCGGCACTATGGAAATCGGCAACGGGCTGAAGTGGTCCGGGAACAAGCTGGAGGTCGATACTGCGCCCACTGTGGAGCAGGACAACACCAAACCTATCACCTCCGCCGCCGTGTACACAGAAATCGGAAACATCGAGGCGCTGCTTGCAGCGATTTGAAGGGAGAGAAAAATATGAGCATCCAGAGCGAAATTACCAGAATCAACGGTCTGAAGGGCACCCTCCGCACGAAGTTGGTGGCACTCGGACTGGTACAGGCATCCGCTGACCTGAGCGGCTGCGTGGACGCGGTGGACGGCATCGAGAACCGGGGCGCCGTGGAAGGCTCCATTGCCACCGCTGATGGCTCCTATACTATCGCCGCCGGATACCATAACGGCAAAGGTAAGGTAGCCATCTCTGCGGCGGAACGGGCGAAGATTATCGCAGGCAACATCAAGTCCGGCGTGACTCTGCTGGGCGTCGTGGGCACTTACATCGGTGAGGCGCTCAAGGCTCAGGCAAAGAGCGTCGTGCCCAGCAAGGCAAAGCAGACCATCACGCCCGATGAGGGATATGACGCCCTCAGCTCCGTGGAAGTGGGTCCCATCCCTGACGCATATCAGGACGTGAGCGGCGTGACCGCCACCGCTGCGGACGTGCTCGCAAACAAAATCATCGTGGACAGCACTGGAACGCAGAAGGCGGGCACGATGCCGGACAACGGTGCTGTGGCTGCTACCATTGACGGGCTGACCTCCACCTCTTACACCGTGCCTGCGGGCTATCACTCCGGCACGGGTAAGGTTACGCTGACCAACGCCATCGAGACTGCGCTTGCGGCCATCTGACGGGAATGGAGGCAGACAATGAGCATCAATACCGAAATCGCCCGTTTGGAAGCCGCAAAGACCGCTCTAGCTGCCTCCATCACAGGTAAGGGCGTGACTGTCCCGGACGGAACTAAGCTGGACGGTATGCCTGCTCTGGTGGACAGCATCCAGCAGGGCGGCGGCGGGGAAGATTGGCAAATCACGGATGCGCGATACCTGTTCTACTATGGCGCGAGGTGGGATGTCAAGGACAAACTGCTGCCGCACCTGACGGGCATTACCAATGCGGAGAGCATGCTGTCGTACATCACTTCCGGCACGATTGACCTTTCCGAATTTGATTTCTCTAAGGTAACGGACGCAACCAGAATGTTCGGCAGCAGCACCGCCCTGACTAGCGTGGAAGGTATCAATTTGCAGTCCTGCACGATTGCAAAATATCTGTTTCAGAATTGCAAAAACCTGAAAAATGCTGATATTTCAACGGCATTTTCTATGGCAAAGAAGGTGGATGCATCCAATCTGTTTATCAGATGCTCAAAACTGGAGAGTGTTTCCATTGCGGGCCGCTTCAGCAGCATTATAGGGATTTTCCAGTCGTGTGCAGCCCTCAAATCAGTCGATTTTTCCAATGTTTTGCTCGACTATGTGACCGATTTAGAATATGCGTTTTCTGGATGTTCAAGCCTTAAAAGCGTAGATATGACCCATCTTGATTTGTCGAAAGTCAATGCCGCAAGCTACGTGTTCGACAAATGCGATGCGCTGGAGGAAATCTTGAGTTTTGCAGCTCCGTCCGCAGCCAGCATGACGAAGCCGTTCCCTATTGGAACCGCCTCCGTTCCGCTTGCGCTCAAGCGCCTTACATTCAAAAAAATCTCCGGCGGATACGCCGTGCGTACGTCTTTCTCCATCGCATACAACAGCTTTGAGCGTGCCGGGATGGTGGAGATGTTTAACTCTCTGCCGGACATCACCCCGCTGAATTTGGCGGCAGCCTACAAGAAAATCACCATTACAGGCAACCCCTGCGTGACAGACGGAACGCTGACGGACACCGACAAAGCCATTGCCACAGACAAGGGCTGGACGCTGGTTATCTGAGGGAGGGAAAGACGCAGAGTGTGCTGGAGGCGGGCACGATGCCGGACAACGGCGCTGTGGCTGCTACCATCGACCGGCTGACGCCCACATTCATCCCGTACTACAGCGAGGCCCAAGGAGACTGGGAGCGGCTCGCATAAGGTGAGTGGAATGGACAAAAAGGAGAAAAGTGGAATGGACAAAAAGGAGAAAACCATCGAAATTCTGGAGGATGTCCGGGAGACAGGGGCCATCGGAGCCCTGCGAATGTTCCTATCTCTGCACTGCCGGGACGCCAACCGCGAGGCGGAATACCGGTGCCCGGAATGCAAGATGCGGCAGTACAACAAGGAGACTGACAGGAACAACTGCCCGGTCGAGGATTACATTAGGGCGTACACTGAAACGAGGTAGTTGCAATGACCGACATTAAGGAAATCAAAAAGTGCATATCCTGCGTGCAGTATTGCGCCCAAAACGGCATTATCTGAGGGAGGGAAAGACATGGAAAAGACCACAAAAACCGTAGAAATGCAGGTGCTCCGGGCTGCGGAAGGCATGGTGCTGTGCGATGGAATCAGCCACACCAGTCCCGGCGGCTCTGTGTACGCCCCGGCAGGCGATGACCTGTCCAGCTGGGTGGAGATGACGGAGGCGGAAGCCGATGCACTCATTACCCATAACACCGCAGAGCAGGACAGCGCTGCGGCGGAGGGGGTGTAATATGTACATCGACGTCGAGACCATCAGCACCATCGCCAAAGTCATCGGCTCCCTTGCTGTGATTGGCGGTGTGTTGGTGGCACTCTATAAATTTGTGGAGCGGGACAAAAAGCAGTCTGAGCTCATCAAGGGCATCCAGAAGGAGCAGACCATGCTCTGCTACGGCATCAAGGCGTGTCTGCAGGGGCTTATCGAGCAGGGCTGCGATGGGCCGTGCAGAGAGGCGCTCGCCAAACTGGACAAGCACCTCAATCAGGCAGCCCATGGGGAGGATAGTGCATGACTGGGCGCAGGCAGACACCCCAGCCCAAGCCACACTTCAGCACCTCCAAGCTCATCGCTTGGGGTGTGCTGCTGGTGGATGCGAGCTGCACCTATGCCGTGCTGTATCTCTGCTACCTGTCCATCAAGCTTCAGTTTGCGGGCTCTCTGCCGTACCTCACCACGCTCATCGGTGCCCTGCAAGCAGTCACAGGCGTGGTGTTGGGCGCATATTTCAGCAAGAGCAAGGCGGAAAACACGCGAGGCGGAATCGTGTACGACGCAGCAATGCAGTCCAACGCAGCACAGGACTGTGATGATGTGTAAAAATATGTATAAATGTGTATGATTGGAGGAAATTGAATGGAAAGCGTCAAAAAAAGGGTAGCAAATCTGCTGTCCGTGAAGTCTCTGGTAACTCTGACCCTCACGGCGGTGTTTGCCTACATGGCGGTCGTTGGCAAGATTTCTCAGGATTTCATGACCATCTACGCGGTTATTATCGCGTTCTATTTCGGCACCCAGAGCCAGAAGACGCAGGACGTGCTGGACAGCACGGCAAAGGATGGCGAAGCGCATGAATAAGCGGCCTGTATCCTATTTGCAAGTAGACCCGCGCTGGAAGAACAAGCCCTACCGGGTGACTGGTGAGCAATCTACCATTGGCTCCGCCGGGTGCGGTCCTACCTGTGCGGCGATGGTCATTGCCACGCTTGCGGACAAGTCCGTGACCCCTGTGGAGACCTGTGCGTGGGCTGTCCGGCGGGGCTTCAAGGCGCTCAATCAGGGCACCTACTACAGCTACTTTGCGCCGCAGTTGGCGGCGTATGGTATCGACTGCCGGCAGTTGCTGGGCAGCCGTATCATCAACCAGCCCAGCCATCCCGTCCACGATGAGGTCAAGGACTATCTCAGCAAGGGCTACTACGTGATTGCTCTGATGGGACCCGGTACATGGACCCGCAGCGGGCATTTTGTGCTGCTGTGGGGATGGGATGACAAGGTGCGTATCAATGACCCTGCAAGCACTAAGACTGCACGGCTCAACGGAGACCCTGACACGTTCCTGCGTGAGGTGCGGAACTATTGGGTTGTTGATGCCCGACGCCACAACAAAGGAGATGAAGACGATATGACGAAGGATGAAGTGCTGAATATCATCAAGGAATACGAGGCAAGCAAGGCAAAACAGGCGCCCGGTGAGTGGTCCGCAGAGGCTCGCAGCTGGGCAGAGGGCGCCGGACTGATTGCGGGTGATGGCTCCGGCAATATGCAGTATAAGGCGCCCACGACCCGGGAGCAGATGATGGTGTTCCTCAAGCGTTTCCACGACCTGTTCATCACTAGATAATTCAAACAGCGGGAGACATTCGTCTCCCGCTGTTGTCTTAATCGTCGATATAATAGTTGCGTACGTCTGCGGACGGATTACCGCCCGGAGACATGTAATTATCCGCGTGGGATACGCCGTAGTAGGTGCGGCCGGAGGCGTCGGTGTAGTGGGCTAGGCAGAAATACTTAGTGCTGATGCCATTACTCAGCCAATAGCCCTCGCTCAGCTTAGCCATAGCCTCTTCCATGGAGTTGGCCTGCACGGGGCGGGTGTATTTGGCGCACGCCATAGCCTCCTCCTCTAGTTGGTCCGTCAAGCCCCACGCTGCATCACCAACAGGGACATAACGCCACTCGTTACGGTACTTATTGTACAGCGGTATCACGTCATAATCCAGCTTGCAGCCCGACAGGTCCAGCGTGGAGCTGGTGTAGTAGCCGTTACGGTTGGGGGTGTCCGTGGTGCCCATCGTGGGATAATCGTCGCTCTTGCCTGCGTCGATAGCGTCATTGACGGACGCGGCGGGGGTGATGCCTACAAAGTTGTACCGCATCTTGAGCGCCACCTGTGTCACTAGGGGCTGCGTAACGCAGAGCTGCTTGGGAGTGGTGTAGACGCCGGCGGGAGGGGCTGGAGACTCTTTATCTGCCACGGGTGCGCTGTAGGTGTCCTGATTATACCAACGCTTGCGGGCTATTGCACAGTCTCCGTATCTGCCTATCATGTACACGGTCAAGCCACTGTCCATGATGACCTCCCACATGCGGCAATATATCACAGCAGCCACGGCACGCTTGACGGTGCCGTTGCCGTTGTAGTCGCCCGCAGAGTTGACACCCTTGAGGATTCCGAGGGCGTACACCGTGGCAACTGCCTGCTGGTGCTGTGCAGGGACCTTGCTCCAGTCACCAATCTTAGCCTGCGTTGCCTTGATGGTCTCATCAGAGGGCATGGTCACTCCGTAGTCCTTGAGCATGTTGTAGATGATGTGTGCCATCTGGTAGCGGGTTGCAGGGGCGTTTACGTTGGTGGCATTGACACCGTCGAGCGTACCGTGGCGCTCTGCAATAATCAGGGACTTGCTGTACCACGGCGTGGTATCGTCCTCTATGTGCATCTCCATGTCGTAGTAGCCCCGCAACATAATCGTCAAAAATTGCGCCACGGTTAAGGTTACCTCAGGACTGTATAGGCGTGTTGCGTTATCGTCGGAATCGTTGGTGCCGTTGACTACGCCGTTGCTGTAGGCTCTGTTGACCTCATCGCAGGCCCAGTAGTCTAGTGAGACATCGCCAAAGCAAGACTCTGACCACTCTCCGGCTGACGCTTTGGGGCACAATGGCACCACCATACAGGCGGCTAGGGCTAGGGCAAAAATGCGCGTGATGATACGTTTCATTTCGCAAATCCCTTCTCTCAATAAAGTAGTACGATTGTACCATATTTTTATTTATTTGACAAATGAAATCACCGCCCCGGGGATTTCCCGGGGCGGTGTGTTGTGTGATGGGTTATTAGGCGTTGATGGGCTTCTCATCCCAGCTCCACCAGTATTCCTCGCCCTCGTTCAGGTAAGGGATACCCTCGCCGTCGTTGCTGACGGCATTGCGCCAAATGATATCTGCGTTGTCGGGGTCAGCTGCTGCTTCCTTTGCAGTCTGAGCCTGTACCTCTTCGCGGTCCTTGATGGTGGAGACAATCCAGTTGTGCAGTTCCTCAGCCTCTGCGTCGGTCATCTTAGGAGAGATGTCATCCCACGCTGCGGTGATGTCGCCGCCTCTGCTCAGCGGAGAGTGCAGGTCCACGGATACCTCAATCTTCTTACTCTCGGTGTAGATAGTCATAAGTCATAGCTCCTTTTCTTTTTATCCATTTGGTTTAGGGGTGTTCCCCTTTGCTTCATGTCTGTATTATAGTGCATGGTGTCATGCATTGCAATTGGCAAATGCAACAAACATGGAACCATGTATTTGTGCAAATTATACATGGTGTCATGTATTGCAAAACGCAATCAAAAATGTTACAATATGTAATACAAAAGGGGGACAAAATGATGAGTACAGAGGCAAAACGTGCGTGTAATGCACGTCACCAAAATAAGTTGGACCGCATCAGTATCCAGCCGCCAAAGGAAGAGGGCGCAAAAATCCGGCAGGCTGCGGCCGCTGCTGGGCAGAGTGTGCAGAGATATATACTGGGTGCAGTCAAAGACCGGATGGAACGTGATATGGACAAGGAGGATACCGATGAGCTGCCATGACATTGGGCGCGGAATGGACTATGTGGTGAGCCGTATCATGGAGACCTATCGAGAGGGGCGTCTGGACAGGCTGACAGCCATGCAGCTCATCGCCACAGCCCGCAAGGCAGTCCACTACTGCGACGGCAATGAGGGAGAGGCTGTGGAGTGCATGGCTGATACCTGCGGCTGCTGTCTGCGAGATGGCAAGCCCGGAGAGCAATTGTATAATGTATATGGTGGCCGTTGGGCTGCGGACGGCAAAGACCTGTGGCCTGCTATCTGCGAGGCGTCAGAGCCACCAGAGACGGAGCAGGATATAGATTATCACACCTGCAGCCGCCATCTGTGCGCGGCATGCTTTGAGCGGATTTTTGACCGCATTGCAGGTCTGGGCGCAGGTGCAGCGTTGCGAGAGGACGCGGAGCGGCATGATTGGGCTCATACCGTGGAGGCGTGAGGAAGTCAAAAAAATTTGAAAAAGTGCCCTCAAAATTTGACGGAAAATCTAAATCGCGGTATAATATAAGTATCAACATGAAGTAGTATCTTACATCTTTAATATTTGACAGAAATGAGACAGATTCCTTGCGGGGAACCTGTCTCTTTTTGTATATAAAAATCAAAAAATGGAGGAAAATTAACATGAACGAAGAGAAAAAATGGACTATTAAGGACTTTGAAGAAGATGAAATTGCGGACGGTAACATACCTGACAACAACTTGCATCTGTACGCCAACCGGGCAAACGGCATAATCCGCAGTATGATGGCTGCCGATATACGTGCCAATAAAGAGAAGCACGCGATGCTTGTCAACTGCGAGGCGCGATATGACATTGTTGCTATCCTGCGGGACTGTATCGAGGCAATCGAGGGCAGAGACACGGACATCGCCTTAGACAAGACAATGATGACTGTGCTGTGGGACGCCCCGATTGGAGCGCCCATGTCCATGCACATCTGTACCCGAGAGGGCAGTCGTATCCACATCCTCAACACCCTAGTCTACGCGGAGCAGTTGCTCAAGGCGGCACCTGAGATATCTTACCGCCATGCGGGATGGGCTATCCTGCAGAATGACCCAGATAAGGTAATGGAGGCAACAGAGGCAGCCATCGAGGACATCAAAAGCAAACCCGAGCTGTACAAAGAGGTGTTGGAGGACATGGATGAGACATGGCTCAAGGTGGGGCACGAAATGGGCACACTTGCAGCCTCCACCATCGTCAATAAAGGGTACATCCCCGAGGGAGCGACGAAAGAAGAAGTAGCCAACCTGTACACTGAGAGAGCCATCGAGGCAGGCCGAAAATATCACTGCAGGACGGTGCAGATTGACCTAGACAAGAGACCCCAAAGCATAACGCTACCCCTGTAATATACAGCCGCCCAGCACCGCATTTTGCGATGTTGGGCGGCTTCTTTTTGTCAAATTTGCAGGGCTAGACGGATAAACTCATCCTTGTCCTCTACGATGGTGTAGGGTGCGTACTCCCCATATGCCACCGGGCGGCTGATGGTGAGTAGCTCTAAGTGGTCGGACGTGGACTTGTCACTGATATAGCGTTTGAGTTCGACTAGCTCAGGACCGTGATGTGTTGGGTGAGCAAGGCAACCGTGCCCTAGATAGTCACGGGCAATCAGAAAACAACTGTTATCGAGCATAGTAGTATCCTCCATGTCTGTGTAATAGTGTGGCTGCAAGAGCAATGCTCCGCAGTGCGGTGCTTTGGTGGGCGGCGGTCAGGTTTGGCGGGAGCGGTCCGGCAAAAATTTTTTGCGGGCGGCCCTATTATACTTAATAGGTGTACGACATGTATACGTCATAGATTTGCCCTTATCGCAATCGTAATCGCCTAGCCTCCATGTAGCAGGACAAGGCTGGGCAAGGCATAGGCCGGCGGGATAACTCCCGCCCAGCCATAGTCCCTGCGCCCGCAGGCGCGTATATACTCTTATTCTCTATGCCGTCCTAGCGCAAACGGAAAATTTATTTTCCATCAGCGGAAAATCTCGATTTTTTATCAATTTCAACCCCGTTTTCGCTTCCAAAAAGGCGCACTAGCACTGTGTCACTTTTTGGAAGTGAAAATAACTACGCAAACCCTTGCGCCGCAACGGTTTGCGGCCTATTGCATGCCCTGATTTGTGCAGCCCCAAGGAGCTGAGTCACTTTTGGGGGCTGCACAGGTCAGAGCAATCGGGGGCAAAATGCGGAAAATCGAAAAACAATTTTGGAGATTTTTTTCGGACTTTTCTCAAAAATTTTCGGAAAATTTTTTGAAAATTGTCTCACAACCCAAATGCATCTGCGTACTTTTCCGCTGCGTCCTGCATCTGCTCTAGGTCAGACTGAACATAAAAATTAAGCGTAGTGCTTGCGTCAGCGTGTCCAAGTATGTCCTGCACGCTCTTAATATCCGCGCCTTGCTTGAGCAATAAGGTGGCGCAGGTATGCCGCAAATCATGCGGTGACATGTCCCGTAGCCCATGTTTCCGCATAAATCGCTTGACGGTTCTAGTAATGGAGTCAGGGGCGCGGGGTGTGAAGATGGTGGCACCCTTGCGCGGGAATAGGTAGGCCTGTGTGATGACTGCCCGAGGATTGTCCCGCTGCACCTGTCTGCGTAGTGCCTCCAGCTCCCGGACCACGCTGGGCATAATGGGGATGGTGCGCAGACCGCAGTCCGTCTTAGTCGCATCCACCTGTATGCCGGACGCGGGCGTGTAAGTCACACCACGCCGTATCTCCAGTACCCCCGCCGCCATGTCGATGTCGCCCCATTGCAGCCCAGCCAACTCCCCGCGCCGGATGCCTGTGGTGACCAACAGCAGCAACAGGCAGCGCAGGCTGATGTCTACCTCGGGCAGGTCATCTAGCATTTGCTGTGTCTCCGTCTGATTGAGGGCGTCTACAGGGCGCTTGACCTTTTTGGGGGCGTGGACCTTGTCCATTGGATTGCGCACTAGCATATCATGGGAGGCGGCATAGCCAAACATAGACACAAGCGTGCCGTACTGGTGCCGCACGGATTTTGGACCGTACGGCTTACCTGTTTTGCTTTTAAAATCCGTGCGGAGGTATAGCAGATACTTTTCCACATCCGTTTGGGAGATGTCCTGCAATATTCTTCCTTTAAAATATGCCTTAATTGGCTTGCTCTGGTTGGTGTAAAACTGTATGGTATTGGGTCTATCGCTCGCACCCCGCACGGCTAGGGGGAACCATACATTATCTATATAACCTACGAAGTCATCCCGGCGCTTATCCGCCGGAATGTGATATGCCTGCCCAGCCGCTGCGGCGGCCTGTTGTGCAGCGTATTCCTTACGCTCAGACTCTTCCCATTCTGCAGCGGCGCGTTCCGCTGCTTTGCGTGCCTTTGCGGGGGTGAGGTCTTCCGACGGTCGCCACCGTAGATATCTACGTATCTGTTTGCCGCTAGTATCCCGCCCTACGCATGCCGTAAAATCATAGAGCACATTGCCCGCCTTTTTGATTTCCTTAATTGTTGCCATAGTTGCCTCCCTACTAGCCTGCAACGCCCGCAAGGGAGGGAAATTATGAAATTGTGCGGGTAGATGTGCGGGCAGCCCCCAAAAATAACCCCTCAGAGTCCCCAAATCTGGGGACGAAAAAAGCCTTGAACCGTTGCGGCTCAAGGCTTTGAGGTATTATGTTTTGGGGTGGCGGGTGCTGAGGTGTCGGATGGACCCGAACCATGCGCGCTACCAACTGCGCTACACCCGGATACAGCTTTACCATTATACGGTATCCGGTTCGGGATGTCAAGGCATATTGCGGAAAATCCCCGCATAGAGTTGAAAGAAATCAACGATGGGGGGCTGGGAGGATGGCGATAAGGCGGCCAGGGCGGCGGACAGCCGCATCGGTTGGCAGAAAAAGAACGGTGGCGCGTCAGGTGGGACGCCGTCAGTCCGGAAAAACGGACGCCCTATCTGCGGTGGAACGTTTGCGGCTTATCCGTCTGGTAGCCTGCGGCGGCATTTTCGTGCTGCTGGTGGCGGCGAAGCTGCTGCTGCCGGGAAGGATGGCGGGCGTCAGCCAAAAGCTGTCAGAAGCCATGACCCGGAGCGTCGATGTGCAGGCGGTATTTTCCGCTGTGGGCGAGCTGTTTACCAAGGATGGGACCCCGGCGGAGGCGGCGGACGAGGTGTACC